CCCGCTTTCTCAGCTTCTGGTTAGCGTTAAGAACTTCCTGTGATGTACTAAACTCGCGCCGACTGTTTTTACCCTCCTCGAAAACCCCATATTTACGATTGTAGAGTTGATACCACATAATACCCTCCCAACTGCTACGCATTAGTCCTGCCCTGCACTGCTATGACTGCCAGCTTGGTCAGGTGGCAGTACCGGATGTTGACCGTGCGAACCCCCGCCTTGAGCGCGTCTTCAAGGTTGATCGGTTTCCCGTCATACTTGTCAAAGAAGTCACTCACCAGGAAGTCACGGTTGCTGTTCCATGCTTCCATGACTGCGTTCTTGGTTTTGTAGTCTCGCCCGTAGGCTGGTACGACTGTCATCTCTCTACCTCCTGTCTTCTTAGTCTTAATCTCTAGTGGCCTCTTCTACCTCCGAGCGGGGGCATTCGCTTCTTCGGTTAACCAAAAGACAACACCGCAAGCAGGGCATCCCCGTAAAGATTGGTCCGGCACGCCCTCAGCAGCCACAGTATCAACCAACTTATTACATTCCGGGCAGTGCATGATGTAGGGGCCATAGGTTTCATGGACATTTTTCATAGTCACCCCCTAATTCACTCTCAATGTTTCCCTGGTTGCAAAGTCGAAGACTGCCAATTGATGCCGTGCAGCCCCGTACTGGTAGGCGTCTCCGATGTTGTCCACGATTTCAGTCAAGTCGAAGAAGACCATTTCGCCGTCAGTCCATGCGCCGATATAGTTTCTGTCAGCTGCATGGGTGGACTGGTACGCCTTCACGATTGCGGTAAGGGTATGCTCGTTCAAGAGCGATACTGGCAGGCGCGTCTCGAAGCCGGGGATGCTAACTCCGTAACCTTCCCGGCGGTCATAGTGTTTGAGCTTGGAATCGACCGTGAATCCACTGTCGGCCTTGAGACGGTCGTATAGATCGTGGTATAGTTCTTGGTACATAGTTCCCTCCTCGTGGGTTCTGTGTGTTGTTCCTTGGGGTAGGTTGCCGCCTACCCCTTGGTCAGTAATGCGACCAGCCACCTGGTTGTGTATGGACTGGGGGTGTACCCTAGTCTCTTTCCCCAAAGCGTCCTCAGTCTCTCGACTTGGGCTTCAGTGATACTTTCATCCTGCCTATCGTCCCTGGGTTGGTGAGACTCAGTTCCGGCGATAGGTGCTTGGGACACCCCTTTGTAGTAAAGCCGGAAGTACTTGTCCGCTAGTTCTTTGTTTTGTTTCACGATCTCGTCAATTCCTCTCATAGCCAGGTCCGTCTGTCCTTACCTAGTTCAGTATCTCAACTCTCCACAATCCACCTGCGACGGGAACTGCGATCACTCTCTTGGAGTATCGAGCTTGGGCTTGTCGGGCCGTCTCAACCGCTTGCTTGAACTCCATCAATCTTGGGCTGCTGGTCGTGGGCTTCATGGCGTCACCCCTTAAGGATATTGGCACACTCTAAAAGTCTTACTAGCTCTCGTGCCCACTTCTCGGCTTCGGCTTGCTTTCCACATTGGGCGTAAGCTATAGCCTTAGCGAGTGCCCTTGCAATTTCTGGTCTGTCTAGCATGTTGTGGCCGCTCTCGTGGCCGATGTTGTGATTCAATTTGCAAACGTGTTAGTGCAGCCAGTGTGCCAAAGTTAAAAAAACGTGCAAGTATCTGTGTTTTCAAGCGTTTATCACATTTGGTATCAAACTTGCTAAGGAAAGCATAATTGGGTGTTGTGATTCCACAAAATGGCATGTAAGTTACACAAAACAAACGTGTCAAGTGACATTGTGTGATTTCACGCAAACGGGGAATTTGACGCATAGTCCGTGGGGGGAAGCGCGAGGGAGGATAAGCTGTACTTATCGAGGACAGCAAATGGCTATGAATTGCCATTAACTGTGAGGGAAGAGTACCTGGTCCTAACAGCCCACGACTATACGAAATCTCGTAGACCACTGCAGCGATTTTACTGCACCTCCTGCAGCGAATTCACTGCACCTATACCGATCTTCTCGGCGTGATCCGGCTCGAATGTACTCATCGAGCGTACTCAACTTCTACTAACTTGCACAAAACAAACGTGATACCTAGCGCACTCACTGCCTACTGGAGGCGACGTGCCTACCAGGTCAGGACACGTACCCACCCCCTACCCCTCAGCCCAGGCGTACCCCGGTCGTGTTCGTGAAAGGTTCAGCTCCGCCAGAGGTAAGGTCTTTTTTTTCTGCTAGCAAACCCATCCCTTCACCATTCCCTATCTAACTCACACCAAAAGTTATACAACTGCCTCGACTTGGCTCTTACACCCATGTCAATTCTTGCTATCCTCTCACTTGACGGTCGAGCTAAACTGAAGTTGTCGACAATCTGTGGAGGAAGTTATGCTACTCGAAGGTCCGAAGAAGGGGTATTGCTCAAAGTGCAAGAGAGAGTCGTTCATAGATCCAGACTATGGCCTAGTCTGTTGCAGTCTGGACGATGGTAGTCATCATAAGGTCCACATGGAACCGCGTGGGGATGTCGAGGTTCTTCGTCCTTCCCTCCAGTCTCGTAACTACCACCTGAAGAAACAGCGTGAGAAGTGTATTGACTGTGAGGGTCCACTAAGTCTGGACTCAGCGATCTGGGAGATCCGTTACGAAACGACCGGTGGGCTACCTTCTCGCTCGAATCTGGTCGCCTTTTGTCCGGATTGCTCCCTTCGAACGATGACTCAAAGACTCAGGCAACGAGGCAGAAACAGAAAATCACGAAATTCGATGTCAGTGACCCCAAAAAAAGAGTCCGCAGTTTGTTGATTCTAAAGGGGCGAAAAGTAGCAAAAATGACCCTCCCAGTACAAGTGCCTTGGGAGGGGTCAAAACCGTACAAAACGGCCTTTTTTGGAGGGGGTAAAAATGGAGGTGTTCGAATGAGGTTCAGGCGACCCAAAACACGACCCAAATTCGTGAGCTTCGACGAAACCAATCGGGATCTGATCGGAATCTACCGAGGCTGGAGTCAGCCGGTCGGATTCTACCGGCGCGGATACCGACGAGGCATGGACTAACTATGCACCTAGGATCGAGCATGGGTAAGATGAAGGGGTTAGACTCGTACTATTCTAACTTAAGTATAATACCTAAGTATCTTATTAAGGTATTAAGTTAAAGTAGTTAAGGTATTAGCTCTGTTGGTATTAGCTCTGTATTTCTTATAGAAATATAGAGGTATTACCTCTGTTTAGTTCTAACCAAGTAGAGGTATTACCTCTACGGGAGAAAAATCAAGTGAATCCAGTTCAGATTGGTGAGGGCACCGAGCTTCAGATTGGCGAAGACGGAAAAGCCACCCTCGTGAAGACCCAGTTTCACCCCGGCGACCGGCTCATGTTCGCTTCCGGTCGAGTCTACGTGATGGGCGAACACAACAACCTCATCAACCCAGATCGTGCTCGAAGACTGCGCAAGAAGCAGCGAGTCCGACTACGGAGGAAAGCCAATGGATAGTAAACACAATAACGACGCATGTAACTGTAGTGCCTGCCTCGGGCTCCCTCGGGAGAAAGAGCGGTCAGGCTTCGAGGAACTCTCACTCATGTTGTCTCGGGCATGGGCAGAGAACAAGGATCTTCGCCAGAAGTTAGAGCGCGTTGAGGCCACCCTAGAAAAGCTCCACAAGCTCGGATTTGAAATGTGAACTTTCTTCTTTGAGGCCAGTCAACAACTTGGCCCCGAAACTACCCCTAACTATGGAGAGAGGTTTTTCAATCCATAGCTAGGGGTGCCTCGGTGTTTCGAAAACTGTCCTGCCTTTTTATGCTGTTGGTCTTCCTTGTACCAGCGGCCATTGCCAAGAACCCAGTCGGACCTTTTTACAAGATCCGAGAGTTTGTCCTCCACACAAAAACAACTAACAACGCCGGGGTATTCTCCTGTTCCGCAACCGCGATTGGTCCTTCGGTCATTTTAACGGCAACGCATTGCGAACGGCCAGGGGGTGTGCTGTCGATTCTTCGCTACGGCTCACCCTCTTACCAACCTGTCGAAGTGGTGTCAGTGATCCGCGATAAAGCCGACCACTCAGTGTTGTTCTTGAAGGGGATTGTCTTCGAGAAGTACGCCAGGTTTACCGGTGAACATCCAGAGATCGGGCAGGTTGTCTATGTCCTCGGCTTTCCCGATGTGGCCAACTTCCAGTACCGAATGGGGATAGTCGCGTCAATGGACGTTAAGGGCCTGCCGATCTTCGACGGCCTGCCTTCGTTCCTTGTTGGAATACTTTCATACGTAGGCGATTCCGGTTCAGCCATCTTTGACGACAATGGAGACATTGTTGGTGTTGTTAGTTTCGGAACCCCACATTTAGCGCTAGGGGCACTGATGTTCAGGTTTACTGCCGATGAGCTTATTTCTATTACTGATGGCGTTCTGCCTATTTCAGTGGCTACTGGGCTTTATTCTCTGGGCCGTCATCTTATTGATCCAGTGGTTGCTAATTTGGAGACATGAGAGTGGAAACACAAGGAAGAGTAGTCAGTCTGATCAGGTTTGAGGAGAGCTACCGCCGCTTCCCCTACCGTTGCACGGCAGGAAAGCTGACGGTCGGCATCGGTCGGAACCTGGACGACAAAGGTGTGAGTCTCGATGAGGCCCGTTACCTTTGCGTGAACGACATCTTCGAGGTTGAGAGCGCCCTGACGAAAGCGTTCAAGTGGTTCGTTTACCTGGATGCGGTCAGGCGTGGGGTTCTGATCTCGATGGGGTTTCAGATGGGTGTTCCCGGCCTACTGAAGTTCGTTCGGACGTTAGGTGCTGTGGGTCGCGGGGATTACGACTTCGCAGCCAAGTGCATGTTGGAGTCGGAGTGGGCGAAGCAAACGCAAGCAAGAGCGCTGCGAGCAAGTGAAATGATGCGCACCGGTGAATGGTGCAAGGAGATCGAGGAATGATGAAGAAATATATCTATCTGGATGGGAAGCCGGTTGCGGAAGGCGTTGCTATTCTGAAGGAACGCGATGGAAGTCAATGGGTGATGGAAAAAGGAGTAGATTCTGTGGAGTGGCGTCAAGTGATCGAGCAGATTCAAGTTCCGATCATGCCCCCACCGGTTCCGACTAAGGGTGGAGTGAGTCTGGATTTTGAAGAGAAGGTTCTGGCTTCATTGAAAAGGATCGAGGATCTCCTGTAACTCATGGACCTATTTCTACACATAGTGGATCGTTTCCAGATCCACTTTTTTTCTTCCTTCAGTCTGGTTGTTCTCCTGTTCTTCCTGGTTGATTACCTGCGCAAGAAGCCGCGACTCGCACCCTGGTTGCCGGATGACTCGAAAGAAATCCTACTACTGGCCGGGATGACGCTGTTCGCTGGCTCTACGCTGCGCGAGGCTTACGACGTGAGCATCGGACAACCGCTTGTGAAAGCGCTCACCGACTACGCTTCGTGGTTGATCGGTAGTGGTTGCAGTATCTGGGGCGTGTACCGGCTGCTGAAGAGAGGCTTGTGATGGGCATCTTCGATTTCATCACCGGGATTATCAGTCCGGTCAAAAGTATCATCGACAACCTCCATGCCAGTGAGACTGAAAAGCTGGCGCTCAGCGGTAAGGTCTTCGAGGCTCAGGTCGGCTTCAGTATGAAGCTTCTAGAGTACGAGAACCAACTACTTGAAGCACAGAAGAGCGTGATCGTTGCCGAGGCGTCAGGTACATCCTGGCTACAGAAGAGTTGGCGACCTATCAGTATGCTTGTCTTCGTGGCGCTGATCGTCGCTCGATGGATGGGGCTGTCGGCTCCGAACCTTTCAGAAGCTGAGTACCTGAAGTTGTGGCAGATCGTCGAGATTGGCTTGGGTGGCTACGTTGCAGGTAGGTCACTTGAGAAGATTGTCCCGCCTGTGGTTGAGGCTCTGAAGAAGAAATGAACCTGAACAACGTCTACACCTATCACGCACCGAAGCTGGACCAGGTTGTAAAGTACGAGGATATTCGGGCTAAAGCCTACGAGTTAGCCGAACTCATCCTACAACACTGTCCCGAATCAAGGGAGCGCAGTGTTGCTTTTACCCAACTGGAAACAGCTGTGATGTGGGCCAACGCGAGTATTGCTAGAAATGAGTGACCTGAACGCTTTGCTGAGCAATGCCGGGGTGTTGCCTGATCGACTCTCCGACATGGGTGAAACTGAGAAGCGTGAGCTATGGGAAACCCTGAAGCCTCTTGCCGAACACCTCGCCATGCAGCGGAAGCTGCATCCAGTAAAGTTTGCGTCACTGACAAAGAAGCAAAGCAAGTTTGTGCACGGAATCCGACCAGGCGTCAAAGTCGCCTGTGCTCCAGGTGCCAATAGGTCCGGTAAGACAGAGACGGGTGCGTTTCTAGCTACGGCATGGCTGATGGGGAAGGACTACTTTCGGGGTTCCCACGTTTGGGAGGAAGTGAAAGATTTGCCGATACCGATCGGCAAAGACCGCACTGTGTGGGCTTCCTCCCTGAACTTTGACATGGCCAGAGATATTACCTGGCCCAAGCTCCGCAAGATGCTACCCCGCGAAGAAGGCATCCTGCACTGGAGCGAGAGGGATCGGATCATTCGGTATGTAGACGCCGAGGGGTACATCAATCAGATTGTTGGTAAGTCTGTTGACTCGGGATGGGAGAAGTATCAGGGCGCAAGCTGTGACCTGATCTGGGAAGATGAAGAACACCCAGAGAAGATTCACGATGAGTGCTACCAGCGTACTATCGACTGTCGCGGAATACTTATTGTCACTTGTACGCCGCTGGGCGATGAAACGGAGTCCTCGGCTGGACAGCTTAACTGGTTGCCCAACTTATACGAGCAGTGGTTACTTGGCGACCCTACTCTTTTTTTCGAAACTTATTCGATATACGACAATCCACACCTTCCCCAAGACGAAGTAGAAAAGGCCGTCAAGCGGTGGAAGGGACACGCAGAGGAACCCGCCAGAATCTGGGGTAAGTTCATTCGGCGCATGGGGCTTTGTTACGGTGAGCTAGAGACTCAACACTTCGTCGATCCGTTTAAGATCCCGAAGGACTGGATGCGGATTCGAGTGATTGACCCTCATCCCTCCAAGCCTACTGCTTGTATCTGGGCAGCAGTGGATCACTTCGATAACGTGTATGTGTACCGGGAATATTACGAGCGTGGCATTGCGAGTGACCACGCCAAACAGATTTGCGCCACCTCCCAGATAAACAACGAGGCGATTGATCGGACGATCATTGATCCTCACGGATCGGCGCAAGTTTCACCAGAGTCTGGTAAGACGATTGCGGCGATCTACCGCGAGAACGGGCTCTACACCATAGCTGGCTGCGATGACGTGAACTACCGCATCGCCACCGTGAACGAGTATCTTCGAGCAACTAAGGACACTAACTCACCTAAGCCAAAGTTATATTTCTTCAACACGCTTACCGAACTTAGAAAGCAGATTAGCAAGTATAAGTGGTCAATCTTTCGCGCCGGTGAGAAACGCGGACAGGCGAAGGGTACACCGCTCGAAGTAGATGATGATTTTCCCGACTGCCTTGGTTACTTATGCGCCTTCCGTCCGAGGGCTCGCAAGTATTCAACGAATCCAACTCCAATAAGTGCGAGTTACACATGAGAAGCCATAATAGCGTGAAAGGTTCCAGGAGATCCAGTAGGACTTCGGCCACTAATAGGGCCAAAGACTGGCATGAGTCCTGGGTTAAGTATCGTAACTTTAACTGTGGCCCATGGTCGTTAGATGACAGCACAGATAACGACGAAGTAGCCGACTTACTTGGATACGGCAAGAAAGCCACACAGGAAAAGTAATGGATCTCGAACAGATAAAAACTGACTACAAGGCTGCCAAGGGATACCGAGAGCAGTACGAAACCAACTGGCTGGAATGCGCGAGACAGTATCTTAGTCACTCTAACCAGAAGCTCTATCCCGATGGTAAGACGAAACGCTCAAACGTGTTTGTGCCTTATGCCTTCGCCAACGTTGAAGGTGTCGTAAGTCGCGTTGCTGACGTGACGGTTCCTAATGCTGAATGGTTCAGCGAGACAGGCTCTGAGACGCAGGATACGGTGAATGCTTCGAAGCTCTACAAACTGATGAAGTATGGTCATCGCAAGGGTAACTTTCGTGCTCGATTCGAAGACTTCCTTCGAGTCTGGGCAACCTACGGCTGTGCTCTTGCCAAGGTCTACTGGCTGCGCACGAGCGAGCGAAAAGTGCAGTACGTCCCCCTCGAAGAAGCACCCAACCAGATCGCGATGACGATGGCTGAAGAGTCCGAAGAGTACCCAGTCTTCGAGACACTGAGCCCATTTGAAGTCTACGTTGACCCCGCTGCTTCCAGCGTCGAGGAAGCCCGTTACATCATCCACGCGCCTGGAGAAGGCGTCACAGTTAGCCACATCGAGTCACTCGCCAAGCGCGGTATTTACAAAGAGGAAGCGTTGAGCGGATTAAAAGAAGCGCTCGGTGAGAGCTACAAGCCTAGCACCCTGGTTCGCATCTTCGAGTATTGGACTAACGATGAAGTCTGGACCGTGACCGGTCTAGATCGTGGTGGTCAAGAGGGACAGAACGACGAGCTTCATTCTTACCGGGACGCCTCGCAGTCCACGTTCGTGAAGGTTCAGGATGTTGGCGAGATCATCCTGCGCAATGGTGTCAACGAATACAAGCATGGACGCAAGCCCTTCGTTGGCGACTCCTACACGCGCCTGCCTGGGCAGGTCTACGGCATCGGCATCATCGAGCCCAACAAGAAACTCCAGTCAACATTGAACACGATGGTGAATATGATCGTGGATAACTGGAACCAGGGGATCAACCGGCGCTACGTGCAGTCACTGGATCGAGTCGAAGACCCCACGCAGTTCTATATGGCGAACATTCCTGGTGGCGTCATCAACTCTTATGGAGACGCAGACAAGGCCATCTTCCCGTTGCCGTCCTTCGCTCCGACTACCCAGGAGTTTACGATTGTCGATCTGATGAAGTCAATGATCGCGCTGTCATCCGGTCAGGAAGATTTCTACTCCCGCGGGATGGGCTCTGGTCGCTCCAACCGCACTGCTGGCGGGATTGCGGCGGTCATGGATCAGTTGTCGTATCGCTTCAAGGATGCGGTGCGCAACCTCGAAGATCGAGTCCTGGTGCCGACCTTACAGATGGAAGCCATCATGTGGCAACAGTTCACCCCTGTTGAGCGCCAGGTCAGGATCACGGGCGAAGAACCAATGATGGTGCAGCCGGAAGAGATTCGGAAAGAGTTCGACTTCGTTCCTAGCGCTGCGAGCAATATGTTCTCGCGGCAGGAGACGCTTCAAGGGCTGGCCCAGTATGCCCAGCTTTTCGGGAACTCACCCTTCACCGATCAGTTTGAACTTGCGAGCGCGTTTGCCGATCTCGTGAAGTTGCCACCCAAGATCGTTATCCCTAAACCACCAGGCTTACTCAGTCAAGAGGAAGAGATGTTGTTCCTGCTTGCCGGTCAGCCCGTGCCGGTCGAGATGCACCAACCCCACCAGGAACACCTGGCGAAGTTGGCGGCTTCACAGAACACGCCATTGGTGCAATTGATTCTTACGACCGCACCCAACGCCGCACAGATTTTACAAGTCATCAACCAGCATTCAGTGGAACACCAACAGATGCTGGCACAGATTTCGCAGGGAGTCAGTAGTCAGTCCGTGGGTGCACCTCAGTCTAGTGAACAAAGGATCGAGGCGCAGTCACAGGAAATGTCCGACCAACGAGGAACCGCACCCCATGAGTCTACAGCTAAATGAAGAAGAGGTTCAGCAATTAAGAACGCTGCACACCTTTCCACCCTTCCAACTTCTCTGTCGTCTGATGTTGCTTGAGGAATCGCAGATCATTGCTCGTCTGCTTGAGTCCGATACCAACGACCTTACTACGGTTCGCGCCACGATTAAGGCGCGCAGGGATTTAATGGGATGGGTCACTCGTGCGGTAGCCCAGGCAGCGGTTGAAGAGAAGGTTGAACCTGAGTCTTACCTGCATCGAGTTTTCAAGAATGTTGTTTCGTTTCCGTTGCCCCACAAGGGCACTAACTAAGAGGGCCACAAGCCAATGTCTGAAATTAATCTCGAAGAACTTGAATCGCAGTTATCCGACACGACGCTGGACGGCGGACAGGTATCCGAACCCGTTCCAGAGTCAGAAGATCCGGTAGCACCCCAGGTGACAACGCCCGAGGTAAAGCCGGTAGCTCCAGTGTTGGACCCTGTCGCAGAGCCAGTGAAGCCAGCGCTACAAGCGCCACAGGTTGACACTACCTTCCTGGGTACTTACAAGACCAAGGAAGCTGCCGAGGCGGGACTGCGCGAGAAGGATCAAGCAATCGACCGGATGAGGACTGCGATCATGGCGTCCACCGGGATTGATCCACTTACCGGGAAACCCGCGTCACAAGCGCAACCGGAAGCGAGTCCGATTGACACTTGGTCAAAAGATAAGGATGCGTACTTTAACGAGTACGTGAAGAATCCGGTTTCTGTTCAACAGAAACTCTTTCAGCACCAGATGAACCAGTACGCTCCGCTGTTCCGAAGCGTTGCCACACTCCAGGCAAAAATTGCGGTCCAGGAGTTTGGTTCGGCCACTAATGCTGAAGGCAAATTGGTCAATGAGGGATTCAATGATTTTGTGAAGGGTGGGGGCTTAGCTAAGT